CCACGCCTAAAATACAATTATTTCTTATTACCAAATCAGCATCTATATCATTAGCATATCCAGTCAAACCATCATTTATTACGACTAAATAATCTATTTTTTGTCTAGGAATACTAGACAATACTTTTTTGTAGAAATCTGGTCTGTTGAATGTTGTTAAACAAACTCCTATTTTTTTCATCAAAATTATTTTAACACACTTTTAAAAAAAGTCAATTAACCTAAATACTTAAAATGGCAACGGATATTTATATAAATATTAAAGATTTACCGGAATTATCCCAGATAAACAATGGTGATTATATCTTGGTAGAAACCTCTACTGGGACACATACATTAAATTTCGAAAATCTTTTATTGCCAATTGAAAATACCGTAATTACTACTACTGTAAACCAAAACGCTTCCGCATTTAACAGTTATTTTTCGAATTTAAGTTCTGATTTAGAATCTTTATTTACTGGCAATGACACTATTTCATCTAATTTAGAAACATTATCTTCTAAATTAGAAACTAATTATCAAAACATAAACAATATAGTGAGTCAAGTTTCTGGGCTTAATATAAAAAATGCTACAGCCACTATTAAACAAGGAGATTATAGCACATCTACTGTTCTAAACATAGGAGTAGTGTTTGATTCTGAAAATATTTTAATTACTCCACAAAATAAATACGCTGCATTATATCCTGCTTATGTAGATAGTGTAGATTCGGCAACTAATTTAATTAATATTAAAGGAACATTTAATAAACAAGTAGCAAATTTTAACTCTGCCTTAAGCACGGTTAGTTTAAGTACTAATTACATTGCCGCAGAAGAAGATGCAATATATAACGTATTTGTTATTAAAAACTAATACTTTTTATTTTTAGATTTATTTTTCTTTTCGAATTCTTCGACTAATTGCTTTTCTCTCTTATAGACAGATTCCTTTTGTGCTGCTGTCATTTGCTCCATTAATAGATTTTCTAAATCTTTAATATTAGAAGGATCTAAAATAGATCCACCTTCTTCACCAATCACAGCACCATCAACATTTAAATATTGTTGAAGAAGCATAATCCTTTCTAAAGGATTACCGAAAATTTCAATAATAGCAGGACAATCATCATTAGGTAAAAATGGATTGTTATCAAAGCTGTGTTGATATAAATGGAAAATAGCTTTGAATAGATTATCGATTTCCCCAATATAAACAGAATCAGTTTCTCTAACTTCTCCTTCTATAATAGGAATAGGAGAAGATTTAGAAATTGGTATAAAGAAAATTGCATCTAAATGCTTCATGGATTCTTTTACTACAGGAATACATTTAGCTAAAAATTCTTCGTCTATATCTGATGCAGACTTTTCACAAGACCATAAAGAATAAATCAAATTATCTAATGGGCATCTATCAAAAATAACATTGTCATCTTTGCTATATTTTTGCATCTCATCAATCATATGATTGAGAATTGCCCACTGACCTTCTTTGTTACAGTTTTTACTATGAGGATATTTATTTTCCTTGAAAAATTCTCTATAGGAATTTTCAGGAGTTTTATAAGTAGGCCAATTATTAAGAAAATCCTTTATCAAGGTTGATTTTCCTACATTTGCTGTTCCAGATATTGCGATACGCATAATAGTATTTTATTCTAAATCTTCCAGATTATCAAGTGGTTTTTTAACCAACTTTCTCTTTATTTTATATTGTTCCCAATTTTTTTGTAACCAAGCTATATCTCTTTTGGTGAAATTACATAGATTATATCTATGAGCTTGTTCTATTTTAGCCCATACAAACCCATCATGCTCATCACTAATTTTAACCACACCGGGATAAACACTTCCTTTATATAATTTAAAATTGAACTTAGAGAAAATAATCTTACACCAAGAAACATATAATCCAGTTTCTTCTTTAACTTCTCTTCTTAATCCTTGATTAAACGATTCATTATTGTGGATGTGTCCCCCCGGTAGATGAAATTTTTGTAATCTTTTAGATTTTAATAGTAGAACTTTTCCTTTATCTACAATTAAAATTTTTGCTATCTTATCAGTATCTTCATTTTCCATATAAATAGTATATCAAAAAATTAATATAAATCAATGACTTTTAACATGTTTAAATTAAATACTATTGATGGCAAAAAAAACTCGTAAAAGAGAAGAATTAGAACTTCTTGAAGAAGAAATTCTAATTAATAATATTCAAACCACAGTCAAAAAAGAATGGTATCTTAATTATAAAATAAATAATCAATTTAAACTAAATGAAGTCCATAATTCATTTATGGAAATCATGTTGTATAAAGATACCAAAATGGTCTTTGTAGACGGCCCAGCAGGGTCTGCAAAGAGCTATCTAGCTGTTTATGGAGCATTGCAAATGCTTTTAAGGAAGCAAGTACAACAAATTGTTTACATTCGTTCTATTGTGGAGAGTGCTTCTAAGAGCATTGGTTCATTACCGGGTGAAATTGGTGATAAATTTCATCCTTGGTCTTTACCATTACTAGAAAAAATGGACGAATTGGTTGGTCCTAAAATTTCTGGCGAACTAATGAAAAACAATTATGTTAAGTGTTTGCCTGTTAATTTCGTTAGAGGACTAACATTTAGAGATAGTTTTGTGATTATAGATGAAGCACAAAATTTAGACTCAAAAGAACTAACAACTATTTTAACTCGATTTGGAGAAAACAGTAAATATGTTGTTATAGGAGATAGTTTTCAATCAGATATTGGAAGCAAAAACGGATTTTCTAAAATTAGAAGTGCTTTTGATGATAAAGAAAGCGAAGAAAAAGGCATCCACAACTTTATTTTTGGTCCAAACGAAGTCGTCCGTTCAGAAATTCTTAAATTTATTGTTAAGAAGTTGGAGAGTGCTCCCCAGAGTTAAGAGATTTTTCTAATTCAGCCAACTCTTTAAGAGCGTCTTCATAAGAAACCACCTTTAACTCGTTTTGTTTATAAACGGGTTTGGGTGGTTTTTCTTCTTTTACTAGTTCAAATAACTGAGCAAATACAGTATTTTCTAAATTAACCAAAGAAGGATCACGTTCCTTTTGTACCATAGATGATCCATATGATAAATTAGTAATGGATCTTTTTCCCATTACGTTAAAAGAATAGACATTTCCTAAATCTTGATCCATAAATTATGGTTTTTTAGATCTTACTACTCTTGTTGGAGGCGCAGGTGTTCTGGTTTTTGGTGTTGGTTTAGGAGTTGGTGTTGGTTTACCTGCTGGTTTACCTGCTGGTTTTTGTTCGCCTTCTTTTTGTTGTTCTCCTTCTATTTCTCCTGTATAATCAAAAGATTGATTTGGTTTAGCTAAAATATATAACCATTCTATTTTAGCATTTTCGTCTGATGGTTTAGTTATAAAATATTCATTTTTAGATTTATATTCAAATCTTTTTATAATACGTTCAGGAGACATATCAGATTTTAATTTATCTGGTTCTTTTCCATACTCTTCATCTTTTTGTTTATTAGATTCTAAAACTTGTTTGATATGTGGTAAAATAAAATTTTTATTACTAATAAGATTTAATTTATTTAAATCAATATAATTTATTACTTCTTTAATTAAATTCTTTTTATATATTGAGTCTTTTTGATTACTAGAACCAATTAATTCGGCTCCCATTAAAGTTTTGTATGAAATACCTCCTCCAATTATATCTTTTTTATTATGAGTAAATAATAATTTTTTATTAAAAATATTAGGATCTTTCATTAAATTTGCTCTAACTTGATCTAATATACCATCACCTTGAGATAAATCAGTTTTTCTAATATGACTTTTCCAAGGATCTGTCATCGGTGCTAGTATTTCTCCTACATGATGTTTAACAAAATTACCAAGAGTACCAAAAATATTCCCTAAATCTTCATTTAAAGGATATTTTTTAAGAAGATTATTTACATTTTCATCAAATTTCATATAATATATTTAATACATACTCCGTTCTGTGAACTACCTAAAAGTTAACTTTAGGCTTTCAATCTAATTGTATAGATTTTCTTTTTAGAAACTTCATCACCAGTGCCTCTAGTTGCTTTAGAAACAACTTTCGGTCTTACCTTAGCTCCATTCCTGTAATCGTCCGTTCCAGACGATTGGATAGTCAATGCTCTTTTGAGAATATTCTTACTAGCATTAACATCACGATCATGTTTTGATCCACAGACACACATCCAATTCCTAACATCAAGTGTTAAGTTTTGATTTATATATCCACAATCACTACATGTTTTTGATGACGGAAAAAAACGATCAATTTTAATTACTTCTTTTCCGTACCATTGTGCTTTGTATGTTAACTTGGTCACAAAGCTAGACCAACTACTATCACTGATAGCCTTAGCTAGTTTATAGTTTTGAACCATTCCTTTGATATTAAGGTCTTCTAATGCTATCATATCATACTTACGAATCAAATTCATAGAGATTTTATGCTGCATATCATTACGAGAATTGGTTATCTTCTCATATATTTTAGCAACTTTTAATCTAGCTCGTTCTCTTGAATTTGATCCTTTTTGTTTTCTACTTAAATGTTGTTGTGCTGTTTTTAGTTTTCTTTGAAATTTATATAAAAACTTAGGGTTAGTGTATCTTTGTCCTTCTGAAGTAATAGCAAAATCTTTTATTCCTAAATCAATACCAATTCTTTTGTCTGTCTTGTCTAAATGTTTTTTTGATTCTTGTTCTGTTAAAATACTGATGTAATATTTTCCAGTAGGTGTTCTTGAAATAGTAGCAGAACATACCTTTCCTTTTATTTCTCTGTGTTTAATAAATTTGATATCTTCTTTAAATTTAGGTAGTTTAACTTTGTTGTTATTTATTTTAATATGTTGAGGGACATGAAACGAATCTTTATTATTCTTTTTAGACTTAAATTTAGGAAACTTTGTTCTTTTATAAAAAAATCCTTGATAAGCATTTTCTAAATTTTTTAAACTGGATTGTAGTGTTTGAGCATTAACATCATTCAACCAAAAATAATTCGAATCGTTTTTTAATTTTGTTAAAGAAGAGCAGCAATTATTAAAATTATTGGTTTTTTTATTTAAAATATAATGATCTTGTTTTTCTTTCAAGAAATGATTATAAACAAATCTAACACATCCAAAATGCTTAGAAAGAAGCACAGACTGTTCCTCTGTAGGAAGTAATCTAAACTTATATGCTTTATAATAATAATCTTTCTCCACATATATTATTTAGTCTAAATTGTATTATTTTTATTGAAAAACTGAAAATCAATAAAAATAATTATATTACACATTCTCTGTAAATTTCTAATAAATCTTTTTCTGTGCAACCATTATTTAGCAAAAATTGCTCCAACATTTCTAATGTGGAACTATTCATTACCATTTGAACTAAAGGACTATCAAATGGCATATTTTTATTTTCTTTTAAGAACACCAAAATATTCATTTTTAATTGCTCGAATTTCGTCATTCCGCTCTCTACATCAATCATTCCACAGGGTATAGTAGCCATTACACCCCCACCATCGCATTCAATGTACATTTTAGCATTCACACCATCTTCTGACAAAATGAACCCTTCGTATCCTTGAAATTTGGATATTTCTCCTTTCTCACAAAAGGCTGGATCAACCTTTAAACGAACCCTACGAAGATTCGTTGTCTTGAGAGTATTCTCTATTAACTTAGCAAAATGTTTCATAACTATTATTTAACATTCTATTGTTGCGTTCAACGGTTCTAAAAACTTTAAACCAATTAAAACCTTCTCATCATTAGTTGCTCTATTACCTACGGAGAATCTTTGGTTTTTATATTTCTTGCCTTTTAAAGAAAAATCCAAATTAATTACTGGTCTTTTCTCTTCTACTCCACCACCTATATTGATTGATGTAGTGTCTATTAATGGTCTAGTAATACGTTTACCGTGTGCTGTAGTAAAGCTTACAGTATCGTCTTTAATGTCTATATCATCACCATGCAATACACAATGCCCATCGTTTCCACTGTCTACCTTGGCTACAAAGTCGCCAATTTCAACAATTTTAATGGGTTCTTTAGGAGAAAATGTATTTTCTAGGAAATATTCCTTGAAAGATTTCATGAAATTATTTATCATTTACTCCATAGAAAGAGTTTGTATTATTTTAATTCTTTCTCTTATTTCTTCTTTTTTAATAGGATCGTTATCACTAATATAATTCATCCAGCTATTTTCTTCATCCGAGAATGGATCAAATTCATGTTTTCCTAAATTTGTTGAATAACAACAAAGAACAATATTGCCAATTTCGTAGTTTATGTTACTATAAATTCTATCACATGACGGACTAAAACTATTTATTTTATCTGAAATAATCATTGGCTTATTAGTATAAGCATCTAATCCGTTTTGTATATCCCATAACTTTAATATAAATTCTTTACTAAAATTAGGAAGAGTATATAATTTACGCATCACTGGTTCTTCGGAAGGAAATCCATTAGAAATACGAATTTGATGCTTTTCTATTGATTTTTTATAAACTCTTTTAAATCCACTATTTCTAGATCTTATACTAGCTTTCATTCGTTCATATACAAATGAATGCCAATTATTTATTTTTAACTTTTTATAAGAATCTCCTTTTCTGTATTTTCGATCAGTATCATTTTTTATAAATTTTCTTTGTAATTCTTCCTTTTCTTTATTTTGAATAGAATCTATTTTTCTAGGATCTATAGATACTATATCAATAGATTCAAATTTCTTTTGTTCTAAATAACAAATATTTGAACTTACAATAGGATTCGATTTTCTTAAAGCTTCGATACTAGAAACTATTTTAGTTCTAGTTGGAACAATAATATTTTTAGAAGAAAACAAATCCAAATTATAATTCACATGTATATTATATACTATGAATTACAAAATTCAACTATCCGAATTAAAGAAAAGTGAACAAAATCAATGTGTTGCACACATTGCGGGTATTAAATTTTTTCTGATTTGCCTAATTCATAGGCATCTGCTTGAGCCTGAGTAACTACACCGGGTTTTGCTAATTGCATTGCTTTTTTCTTTTTAGCGTCTTGTATTTTCTTTTGTTCTGCGGGCTTTGCAGGGGCATTTGGGTTAGCAGGAACTGTTGGAGACATTGCATCTTCTGAAAATAAATAATCAGACAAAAATTTATTAATTAATGTATCAAAGGATTCATTTTGAGATCCCCTTTCTGAGGGTCTATGGTATTTTTTCTTATTTCTATGAATTTGTCTTACTGCTTGATTACCAAATGCCGTAGTTTTTTGATATTTTTTATCACCAACAGTTATTTTGCTTCTTTCTGTTGCTGATGGTTTTTTAGCTTCGGTTTGTAATTTTTTTCCCATAACATTATTTAGTTAAAAATTAAATGGTTGAGGCTTTTTTGTTATGTCATCTGTGTAAGATTTAATAGCTTGTTGTATAGCTGGTAACCCAGTTCTAGCATCTGCTGAACCAGATGCTTTATTTAAGCTATCAATAATTTTTTTTAGATTAGGATAGTCATTTAAATCAATATTATCTGCTTGTAATGCTTGACTCATTACTTTAACTAAATCTTTAGACATAGAATACAATTCTTCTTCAGCAGTTTCTACTTGACTGCCCATCTTTTTTCCTACTTTTGCTACTTCATCGGAAATTTCTGAAGGATCTGCTCCACCAGAAGCTTCTTGTTGTGGAGCAGGATTTGCACCTTGCTGTTCATCTTGTTCTAATAAGGTGTATGTCTTTCTTACAAATTTATCAAATTTCATAAAATTATTTATGCAATACTAATTTAGTTTTTAGATTATTTTTAATATTATCGGATAATTGAGTTAAATTATTCTTTTCACAAAATGCTTTAACTTTTTTTAAATCAATAGATTTTTTATTTTCTGCTAAACATTTCAGTTTATATATTAAATTATTGTCTAATAATAAAGGTATTTCAGTTATTTCAAATAAATTTAACTTTAAAAGTTTTACAATTTTAAATATATAACTATCAAAATTTGGGTCTTTTTTGTAAAGAAAAATATTATTATAATTTTCTTTCATTGTTTCCAGCAAATTTTTCATTATAAAATGATTTGTTATTTTTTTATAGTCTTTTGACTTATAATATAAATTTATAAGATTATTCTCATAAAGAAAATTGCTTATATTAATATATATTTTATCATTTATAAGATTATTAAGATTTATAATGTTTAAATTATATAAATTATAAATATCCGAATCCATAATTCATTATAACATTGCAATAGATTTTGTCAAGTTATAATTTAACTTTACCCAGACGTAAATTTATAATCCCATTGTAGTAGTCTTCTTTTAATAAAACTTCTCTGTCAAATTGTTCTTTTGCTTCATAATATGCTAATTGACTCTTATTAGCGCAAAATCTTAGTATTTCAAATTTAAATTTTTCTTTTCCTAATTTTTGTAAATCATTAACTAGCTCATTTGAGCTACTTACATAAGTTCTCCAATCCGATTCTACAAATTCTATTCTTTTTCTTTTTTTCCCCTTTAATGGTGGTCTAGTTCTTTTCGAAACCATTTGCTTTTTACCAATATATTTTTTATTAGTTTCTATATTAGTGATCATATATATGAAACCATATGCAGTTTCTGGTATAGTTAATGTAGTAGTCCAATGTCCTATATCTTCCATCCAACTACTTAGCTCTTCTTTTTCTTTTTTCTATTTAAATTAGGGCGTTTTTGGATTTTTTTACCAAAAGTAGAATGAGCCATTCTGGGATCTTTATATCCATAAGCTTTATCATCATCAACACCTACAGCACCTCCAGTAGAACCTATTTCTATTTCAGAAGATGGTGAACCGAAGACACTTCCAGCACCTCCCGCAACCATAGATTCCATCAAAGTATTGTATAATAAATCAAATTTACTCATTGAATTTATTTATCTTTATTATATAATATATACATATGGAAATCTTGAAAAGGTATATAGCAGAGATAAGTAAGGAGCTTGAAATCAATGAAATGAATTTAAAAGAAGCTTCCATGCGTGCTCCTGCTAGAAAGCATTTTTGGGCATCTAAGTTAATAAATCATAAAATTGAGCTAAATACATTAGTCAAGTCTAAAAATACTCTAGTTAAATCTTTAATGGCTAAAGCGGAAGCTGCTAGCCCAGTCGCTTTATCAAAAATTAATTTAGAAAAGACTGTAGAATCTATTGATGAAGTAAAGAAGATTAATGAAGACATTAAAGAAACTGAATCTATTATAGAATATCTTGAGAAAGTGGAGAAAGTATATTCCAGTTTGACTTATGATATCAAAAATATGATTCAAATGACTTCAATGGAACAATTATAATGATAAACATTACTGTTGATTTTGATACAAAGAAAAATAAAGCTATTCTTGCTGGAGATAAATTCGGTGAGATTAGAGAATATTTTTCTGTACAAAATCCAGCAGCGAAGTTCAACAGATCGTTCTATACACAGAAACGATTATATGCAATAGCCCCAAACGGGACATTTGATATAGGAATGGTAGGAGAGATAGTTTCTTTTTTAGAAGAAAAAAATTATACATTTAATATAAAATACTCTAAAGAAGCTTTAACAGAACTAAAGCCTAAACTAGAAAAGCCGTTAATTAAAAGATTATCTATTAATTTAAGAGATTACCAAGAAGATACCGTAAATCGGTGTTTATCTGTTGGTAGAGGAGTTTGTGTGTTAGGCACAGGAGCAGGAAAGACATTAACTATTGCATCTTTAATAGATAATTTTTATTTATATTCTAAGAATACCAAATCTTTTAAATGTTTAATTATTGTTCCTGATTTAGGATTAGTCAATCAAACATATACAGATTTTTTAGAATATAATGTTAGTTTTAATGTTACCAGATGGACTGGTAAATTAGTTCCAGATTTTGATGCAAATGTAATTATTGCAAATGCTGATATTTTGCTTAGTAGATTCGAAGATAATCATTGGATTAAAGATGTTGATTTATTAATTGTTGACGAAGCACATGGAATTAAGAAAAATAATAAATCTTCTAAATTAATAGAAAAGATTAAAACACCAAATAAATTTGGGTTTACAGGAACATTGCCTGATGATAATTTAGATAAATGGAATGTTCTTGGTAAAATTGGACCAGTTTTAATTAAAAAATCTTCACATGAATTGAGAGAAGAGAAATTTTTAACTAATGTTACTGTTAAAATAATAAAATTGGAATACGTTAATGACAAGCCAATAAAAGTAAAAGGCGGTTTAGATCCTACCGAAAATTATAGGAACGAATTACAGTTTTTATCTTATAATAAATTCAGAAATAAAATTATACAAACCACATGTAATAATTTTAGAAATAATGTTTTAATTTTATTAAACAATATTGATCATGGACAACATTTATATGATATATTGTCTGAAAATTTAAAACATAAACAAGTATTTTTTATTCGTGGAGAAGTTGAAGTAGAAGAAAGAGATAAAGTAAAGGAAATAATGGAAAACAACAATAATGTTGTTTGTATTGCGATAAGTTCTATTTTTTCTACAGGCGTAAACATTAAGAATTTACACATGATTTTATTTGCTGCTGGAGGTAAAAGCTTTATACGAACAGTCCAAAGTATTGGTAGAGGTCTTCGTTTAAATGAAAATAAAGACGAATTAGTAATTATTGATATTGCAGACAAATTAGAATATGGAATCGAACATTCTAATAAAAGAAAAGAAATATATAATAATGAGAAAATAATGTATTCTGAGTATACAATTACAGAAACATAATTATTATGTATTGATTTTTATCAATTATAATTTATAATTATAATTGAATGGAAACCGATATAAAACCAAAACCTAGTAAAGAACAGTTCTATGTAAATCCTTCTGAATTCAAAAAACAAATTGAAATTTATTATAAAACTGGTGATTGTACCAATTATCTTGGAGAATGTTTAAATAAAATAGCAGAAGGCTTAGGATATAGCCCGAAGTTTATAAATTATTCATACAAGGAGGATATGATAGGAGACGCACTAATAAAAATGTTTAGTGCATTAAAAAGAAAAAAGTTTGATGTTACAACCGAAACTTCTCCATTTGGATATTTTACCACAATTGCATTTCATGCTTTCATCAATCGTATCAAAAAAGAAAAGAAACATCATGATACTTTGAATGAGTTTAGACAAAGAAAATACGAAGAAATTCTTTCAACAACAGAAGGACACGTATATGTCAAGCCAATAATTGATTCCACTTGTGAAGAAGACCCATATTATGATTGATTTTTTTAAAAAATAGTGTATCATGAGGGAATGTTTAGATCTTGTAACGTAGCAATATTTTCCGATATCCATATCGGAGTACACCAAAACTCAAAATATTGGCATGATATTTCTTGGGAATGGGCTAATTGGTTTATCCAAGATATTAAAAGTAAAGGAATACAAGACGTTATTTTTTGTGGAGATTATTTTCACACAAGAGATGAAGTTTCTGTAGATTCTTTACATTTTGGAACTAAACTTTTGGAGTTGTTTAAGGATTTTAATGTGATCATGATTGTTGGTAATCATGATTGCTTCCTTAAAGACTCTTCAGAAGTAAATTCTATCTCTCCATATAAGAATTGGAGTAATATTACTGTGGTTGATAAACCACTTACTATAGATTACGAGAATAGAAAGATTAATTTTATTCCTTGGGGAGTAGAATTACAAGATATTCCAGAAGCAGATTTTACATTTGGTCATTTCGAAATTAGTTTATTTCGTATGAATAGTTTTGCTTTGTGTGATGATGGTATTACTGCTGGTGATATTTTAGATAAGTCTGAAGTTATTGTATCTGGGCATTTTCATTTAAAAGATACAAAGACATATAATAATGGAAAGATTGTATATGTAGGAAATCCTTTTCAAATGGATTTTAATGATGCTGGTTCTCAAAAAGGATATTATATAATGGGTTTAAGAACTGGTGAAATGATTTTTACTGAGAATAAAATTTCGCCTAAACATCATAATGTAAATCTTTCTTTTCTTATTTCTGAAAAAACTATAACTGAAAAAGTAAAAGAATTGTTTAAAAACAATTTAATTAAGCTTAGAATTGACCGAAGAGTCACCCCAGAAGATTTAGAATTCTTAATTACTAAATTTAAAACTCTTCAGCCAACGCAATTAAACATTGAGTATGAAGGAAACAAATCTGAGTATGATTTGGATGAAGAGAAGCAAGATTTTTCGGGAATTGATGTACAGCAGGCAATTATAGAATTTATAGATTTGCTTGATGTTAATAATAAAAAAGAACTAATTAATTACACTGTAGAATTATATCAAAATTCATTATAATGAAAAAAATAAATTTCAATAAGATAAGCGTTAAGAATTTTCTTTCTTTTGGAGAAGAACCAGTTGAATTGGAATTCAAAAAAGGGCTTCATATTATAACTGGAATTAATAGAGATAAATCCGATAGACAGAATGCGATTGGCAAATCTGCTTTATTAGAGTCTTTATATTTTTCTATATTTGGAACAACTATTCGCGAATTGAAAAAGGATTTAATTCCGAATACATACACAAGTGGAGCATGTGAAGTTGTATTAGATTTCGATGTAGTAACAGAAACTAATAAAGATTCTTTCAAAATTGTTAGGACATTAAATCCTTCGAAGTTATATTTATACAAAAATGGAACAGATATAACTAGAGACAGTATTAAAAATACCGAAGAATATTTACATACTCTTATTAATGCTTCCCCAAGTATTTTTCAAAATTGCGTGATTATGACATTGAATGACAATGTACCATTCATGGCAAAATCTAAAGTAGATAAGAGAAAATTTATTGAAGGCATTTTTAACTTGGATGTATTTAGTAGAATGCTCTCTACAGTGAGGGATAATTATACTAAAGTAAAAAGAGACTATGAGATTGAGTTGACCAAAATGGAAGATTCTGAAAGAACTTTGAATTCTCTTAATGTACAAAAAGATAATATTTTAAATAACCGAAAGAATAAAATTTCTGTTTATGAAAATAGAAAAGTCGATAATCTTTCCGAAAAAAGTAAACTAACCGAAGAATTTGATAAACAAATTACTGAAGATTTAGATCAACTCAAAGAGAAGATCAAAGAATTTAAAGCTACTAAAATTAAAGTAGAAGCTTTGGTCACCTCTTTAAGTGAGGAGAAATTTCAGCTAAAAGCAAATATAAATCAAAATCAAGGAATCCTTCCAAAGATTGGAGTCAAAGGAGAGCAATGTCCTACATGTTTGCGTCCTGTTAAGGATCATGATAAAGACTTGATAAAAGAAGAGAAAGATAGGATCATTACCGTAATTGAATTTGAACAAACTGCTGTTCGTGAATTAGAGGAAAGAATAGAAAAGCATAAAAGCAATAAGGAAAAAATAGAATTTGCTATTGATAAATTAAATAAAAAAATTAATCAATATGCTGTAAATGAACAGAAAAAGAAAAGCATTAAAGAAAGAATCAAGCAATTAGATTCTTGGTTATCTCAATTAGATGGTGACATTAAAGAATTAAAATCTACTTCAA